TCTTCAACTTGTTGCTTATGGTGCTCAGGATGTTTATTTAACTGGCAATCCTCAAATAACTTTTTTCAAAGTGGCATATCGTCGCCACACAAATTTTGCTCTTGAAGCAATAGAACAAACTTTCAATGGTTCTGTAAATTTTGGTTCTCGAGTTACTTGCCAAGTAACTCGTAATGGTGATTTAATTAATCGTATTTATTTCTACGGAATAATAAAAAATAACAATGCAACTGCTTCTACTGGTGATGATAATAATTCTCTTGCATTAGTTCCATTTTTTGGATTAAAATTATTAAAAACTATTGAACTTGAAATCGGAGGTCAACGTATTGATAAGCATTATTCTGAATGGTTATATATATGGAACGAACTTTCATTACCAGTAGGAAAACGCGATGGATATAAATTAATGGTTGGTGGTGATAAATATAATCGTTCTATTATACTAGATGCCAAACAATCCTATTCATTATATGTTCCTCTTGAATTCTGGTTCTGTCGCAATGTTGGTCTTGCTCTTCCATTAATTGCTCTTCAATATCATGAAGTCAAAATCAATATTGAATTCGAGACAGCTTCCAATATGGTTGATACTGGTGCTAATTATTCTGATCGCGCTGGATCATTAAAAGATAGTGGTGGAACTGCTATAACTGAAATAGTTAAAACCATGAATTCAGCACTAGCTGGAAGTGTTACTAATCTACAATTAACTTATGGTTCTCTATGGGTTGATTACATATTCTTAGATACTGATGAACGTCGTCGTTTCGCTCAATTATCTCATGAATATTTAATAGAACAACTTCAATTTACTGGTGCTGATACTATTTCAGGTTCATATGGTAATACTTCTACCATGAAGAGTATCCGAATGAACTTTAATCATCCGTGCAAAGAATTAATATGGGTAATAACACCTACTGCCGCAACAGGACAAGTAGTTGTATCTAAACCATATTGGAATAACTTTACTGATCGTGCTACTGATAATCAATATGTTTTATCAAAAAATCCTGTAACTCTTGCTAAAATACAATTAAATGGCAATGATCGTTTCACTGAACGTGTTGGAACTTATTTCAATACCGTTCAACCTTATCAACATCACGAACATACTCCAAATCTTTTCTCAAATGGCATTAATGTTTACTCTTTCGCTATTAAACCAGAAGAACATCAACCATCTGGTTCATTAAATATGTCTCGTATAGATACCGCTGTATTATCTGTTGCGTCAAGTGTATCTGGAAATATATTAATATTCACTGTTAATTATAACGTTCTACGTATATTATCTGGTATGGGTGGCTTAGCTTATTCTAACTAAGTAATTAATCTAAAATTATTTTTTTATAAAAAAATGAATATTTTTTACTATAACTATTTTTATTATGTATGAATTTGATAAATATATTGCTTCAAATGAAAATGTATTAGAGGTATTAAATAAATATGGTGTTGCAATTATTCCTTCTGTTTTAAATGAAGAAGAATGTAATGAAATGAATAATGGAATGTGGGATACATTAGAATTTCTTACACGTAATTTTGAAACACCAATAAATCGCGATAATCCTAATACATGGAGAGAAATGACAAAATTATATCCAAAACATTCAATGTTGATTCAAAATTGGTGTATAGGACATTCGCAATATATTTGGAATATTAGACAAAATATTAAAGTAGTTGATATATTTGCAAAAATTTGGGATTGTAATATAGAAAATTTATTAGTAAGTTATGACGCTGTTTCATATCATTTACCACCAGAATCAACAAAACAAGGATGGTTTAGAGGTCGTAATTGGTTTCACACGGATCAAAGTTATAGCGATTCTAGTTTTAAATGTATTCAAAGTTATATTACTGGTTTTGATGTAAATGAAGGAGATGCTACATTATCAGTGTTAGAAGGAAGTAATAATTACCATAAAGAATGTCAAGAAAAATTTAAAATAAATAAAAAAGATAATTGGTATAAATTAGGAGAAGAAGAATTAAATTTTTATATAAATGAAAAACAATGTATTCCGATAAGAATTAAATGTCCCAAAGGTTCGCTTGTATTATGGGACAGTAGAACTATTCATTGTGGATTAGAAGCATTAAAAACAAGAAAAATACCAAATTTTAGAAATATTGTATATTTATGTTATCAACCAAGAAATAAAACCAGTGTAAAGGAATTACTCAAAAAACAAAAAGCATTTGAGGAAATGAGAATGACATCTCATTGGGCTAATAAAGTAAAATTATTTCCAAAATTACCACAAACATATGGCGGTCCAATTTATAAAATTACTCAATTACCAAAACCAATAATTAATGATTTAGGAAGAAAATTAACGGGTTTTTAATCATCTAACTGTATTTTATCTTTATCATATTTATGTCTATTTTTTGTTGAGTCAATTGTTAATTTTAAAAATTCTAATTCTCTTTTATTAATTAATTTTTGTAATGAAATATCATGGTCTACTTTAATACCATTAAATTTTACAATATCTTTAATTCGTATATTTTCAAAAATATTAATATCTTTAATTTCTCTATTAATATTTTCTATATTTTCAACTAATTTATCAAAAACTTCGGATGTTAAATTATTAGATAGAATAAAATAATCAATTAAATCTTTTTGTTTATTATACATAATTTTATAATTAAATAATATATCATGAATATTTTTAAGTTTTTCCATGTTTTCGCGATAATTTCTAAATTTTACAATTGAACTTAATATTGTCAATAATGTTCCTAAAAATAATAAAAATAAATCAACTGATAATGTAATTGTTTCTTTTGAAATATAACTACTTAATTTACCTGAATTATTTTCATAATTAACTAATGTTAAACTAACTGCTTGTATAAATGTCATAATAGTTGATATAATTAATATTAATAATGATATTCGATTATATCTAAAATATATTAAATCATATTTGGCTGATATTATATATAAAGATGTATTTATTTTTTTCTTATTTTCTTTAATACCTAATAGTAATTTATCTTTTTTATTAATAATTTCATTAAATATATCATTTGATATTCTATCATCATCTGTTTGTGATTCTCCATTTTTTCTATCTTTATCTTCATATAAAGTTATTACTTTATTTGTTGGATAACTATATGCGCTTATAGGCGTTGATGGAGTTCCAGTTGTTGTCATTTTAACAATATCACCTTTGATATTTATTTTTGATGTTGGTCGTGTATTGTCATCAATGATAATACATAAATCATCATCTTTTTCAGACATCATTATATATAATATTTAATTATAAATAAAATTGCAATAAATAATAAAACAAATATTATAATTATTAGTTCTTTCATATTATATGGTTTTTTTATATTATAATTTGTATTATAAATCAGATTAGATAATTGTACTGCATTTGTTACGGCAGATTCGAGTGATGTAAAATGAACTACTCCTTTGCCATTATGAGTTCCTAATGAATATATATTTTTATTATTTGAAAAATTTAAATATCCATTATTTGGTGTTTTTATAAATGCTTCTTCGTTTGAAATCCATTTGCCATTTACATATTTATTATTTATAAATAATAATGTAGGATATGGTAAATTAACATATATTTCTTTTAATTGTCTATAAACTTCATCAAATATTTCTTTTTTATCATTACATTCATTTGCTGTTTTATTTATATTTTTACTTTTTTTATCAGTTATTGTTACACTACAACTAATAACTGTTTTTGAATTTCTTTCTTTAAAATTTATATAATCACTTAAAACAATCGCACCAATTCCCCAATCAGTATTTGTATGCATTCCATATATTTTAGAGTCTATGTCAATTTTAAAACTCCAATGAAATGTAATAGAAATATATTCAGCATATTCAGTATTAGATGCGTATTTTTTTAATATATCAAAATTACCAAATGAATTTTTAATAGTTTCAGGAGAATCTTTTAAAATATTTATTAAATTTGATGGAGGCAATGCAAGAATTAATTTTTTTGTTTGAAAAATTTCATCATTATAAGTTTTTATTTTTATTAATGGTCCATCTTCTATTATTTTATCTATTCCTGTATTTAATTTAAAATTTATTTTTCTATTTTTTAAATAATTATACCAATATTTAAATAATCCTTCATCATTTGGTTTACTTGGTTGATATATTTTATATAACATACATTCATTTATAATATTAAAAAATGTGTGAAATGATATCTTTTTATTATCTCCTCCATCTATCATTCTGCATCTTCTATCAACATAGTCAATTGCTTTATTACTAAATTTATTATTTGTTAAATATTCATACATTGACATATTTATGCCATAAGTAGGATCAAATAATAATTTAAAATAATCACGTGTTAATATTAATATTTCATTAAAATTAAAATAAGATATTTCTTTTAATAAAATTTCAGATAAAGATAAATTATATGGTTTAAATATTTTATAAAAGTCTAAATTCATCTTTTTTAAAATTTGTCTAAAATTTAAATAATTATTAAAATATATTCGCGGTCCATGTTCGCAAAAATATTTTTCATTTTCAAATATTTGTCTATTTACTTTATGACAACCTCCTATTACATTATCTTTATCAATAATTAATATCTTCTCATTTTCATCAGCTAATGTTGCGAATGTTAATCCTGCTGGACCAGCACCAACAATTATAGTATCATATATGTTATTCATTATTTTATTTTATAAAACATTTTTTTACATATTATAATTATAGTATTTAAAATATGGATAATTATGAACTGGATATTATTTTAATAGCTATATTGTTAGCAATAATATATGGATTATCACCAATTGCTTATAAATTAATTATAATTAATAATAATATTTCATTTGATATATATTTAATTTTATGTTCTATATTACTATTAATTTTTTCATTAATATATGCAATTTTTTTTAAAAAAAATTTTAATTTAATTAATGAATTAAATAATATTAATGGTTTAATAGTATTTTATTTTACTTTATATATATTCTTTATTGTTTTTATAAGTCAATTATTATTTCATATAGCAATTAAAAAAACTAAAAAAATAGCATTATTTACAATAATTACTAGTTTATATCCAATAATAACGATTGTTTTATCATTATTAGTGTATAATAAAAAAATATCTTTAAAAGAAATATTAGGATTTTTAACAAGCATATTCGGCTTGTTTATTATGCTTAAATAAATAATCTTATATACTTGTAGAATATATTATCATAAATGAATAATACACCTGCACCAGTTGAATATAAAACTGTTGATGAACCAAAAATAAATGTTCCAGTTGATACTTTAATTAAAGCACTAGTTGAAGCACATGTTAATATTTCTATAAATTCTTTAATAAAAGCATTATCTGACGCAAATATAAATATTATAAATGATAAGTCTGTTGATATTTCAAAAAATATACCAGTTGTTAAGCCAAATGATATAGAACCAAAGAATAATTATATTGATACTGCAACAAGTACTTCATCTCCGTCTGTTGAAGCTAGTGTTGATACTCCATTAGTTGTTCCATCATTACAAGAAGCACCAATTGAAAATCAAACAAAAGAACAAGAAATAAATGATGTTATTTTTGAAGCTATAAATAATTTAAAAAAACACCAATCACCAATTGAAGATGAACCATCTTATATAAAACCAACTATTGAAATCCCAGAACCACCATCTCAACCATCTCAACCATTACCTTCTTCTACACCAATTCCTACTACTACGACAACACGTATACGTTCACATATTTATTATCAACCAATTTTAATTCCACAACCAATACCAGTTCATTATATAATACAACCTATAATACAAATGATACCTCAACCAGTACAATATTTAATGCAACAATTTAGACCACCTTATTATCGATAATTAAAAAATGAATTCATTAATTTAAAAAATAAATATGCTACGTTATTCAACTTTTTCAGATGATGTATATGAATCATCTCAGTTGGAAAAAGTTATTTTAGATAAATATCAAAATATTACTTATATTTCAGAAAAAATAAGTAATCTCATAAATTTAGTAGAATTACATTTTACATATAATCCTATTTTAAATTTACCAAATGAAATTAATAAGTTAAGTAAATTAGAAATATTAAATTTGTCTCATAATTTATTTACAAGTTTTCCAGAAAACCTTAATTTAAAAACTTTAAAAATTTTAAATTTAAGTAATAATAATATTAGTATTATTGGAAGTAATATTGGACTATTAAATAATTTAGAAACATTAGTATTGTCAAATAATAAACTAAATGAATTACATATTGAATTTAAAAATTTGTCAAATTTAAAAGATTTATTTCTACATTCAAATAATTTTTCTATATTTCCAAATGAAATATGTTTTTTAACAAATTTGGAAATATTATATTTATCAAATAACAATATTGATAATATTTCTTCAAATATACAAAATTTATATAAATTAGAAGAATTTTACATTAATAATAATAAATTAACATATATTACTAATAATATCATTTTATGTAGAAATTTATTAGTATTTATTTATAAACATAATTATATTACATATAATTCTCCTCAAATTACTAGATTCTTAAATAAAATGGATAAGAGAAGTGTATATAAATTTTTATATAATATAATTAATAATGAATATGATATTGATTTAATTAATAAAGTAATGACAATTACCAATAAACAAATAAAAATAAATAAGAAAGAATTAATTGATGAAATTATAAAAGATAATATTTTAAAAACAGATTGTAAACTATTATTAATAAAATATTCAAATAGTTATGAATATCATAATGTACTATTAATACGTTTTATAGAATTGTTATATTATATTTGGATTAATATAACAAAAAAAGATAAATTTAGAATTAATAAACAACTTAAAGAAAATTTGCCATTAGAATTACAGTTTAAAGCATTATTATAAAAAAATGATTTATTTAATTAAATAAATATTATTCGATGAATATCTTTTACAAATTTTATTTAATTTATTTTATGATTATTATTCCAATTATGGGATACAATAATCGTCAATCATTAAGAATTAGCTCAATTGATTTAATTAATACTGATGAATTAAAAGTACCAATGTTTTTAAAGTTATGGCTATTAACTGAATTTATTTTAAGTTAATAACTGAAAAAAAATGATATTTATTTTTTATATTTTTATTATGAAAATGAATAGTATTATTTGTGTGATTTTATTCATGATTATTACGAATACAATGGCATATAATAATACATGTATTGAAAATTTAGGTAATATCAAAATTTCAATTATTCATTCATATAATATTCCTTTTATTACAAAATGGTGGATTTTTACAAAAATTTTAGTAGAATTTCTAAAATAAATTATTTTTTACAATTAGGACATGTATTGTTGCATATAAATGTTATTTTGGTCCAATATGTATTACAATTTTGACATTTATATGGTGTATATTCTTTTGATATAAAAAACATCGATTGTTTCCAATCTAATTCTTGTTTTTTAAATTCATTTGTTTTCAATTTATCATAAATAATATTTTCAATATTCATTGTATATTTATTTAATTTTTATATTTAAATAAGAAAAAGCCAAAAAATTTTGACTTTTTTATAAGAAAATTAAACAGACAACATCCTCACCCAAAAATAATCTCGTTGTGTACCAAAATGTTGTCCGATTTCACAATTTCTTCCCTGATATTTAAAAGTAATAGCTGTCGCACGTTGCATATATAAATTATCAGGATATGTAATGAAATCAGTTATTAGTGTATTATCAAGAAAAGTATACAACTCCGTACAAATATCATTCAAATTCATATCCATTTCTGATCCACATTGCATAACCGAATAATCATCTGTCTCATGCAAATTATTAGCAACATTTTCAATAATATAAGTGCAGATAGCTTGCATTTGTATATCCTATTTATTATTTTTTTGTCAAAATATCATTTTTTATGTTAATTTTGTTTAAAAATCGCACAAAATAAAAAATGACGTTTCTATTTTAATTTAATTATATAAATGAAAAACAAATTATTATATTTAATTTTATTGATTATTATTACAGAAATTGCAGCAATGAATAATTATACTATCATTGAATTAAAACCTACAAAAAATAGATTTAAATTGTCAAATAATTATTTAACGTGGTTTCTAACATCACGTAAAGTTATCTTAATTTATAGTAATAAAAAATGATTTTTATTTTTTATAATTATAAAAAGATTAAATGTTAAATATTAAAATGGCTTATTTAATAAAAACACGAGAAGAATTAATTACTATATGTAAAGATAAAGGTATTAAAGGTTATAGTAATAAAAAAAAACCTGAAATTATCGAATTAATATTAAATATTAAAAATAAAATTGAACCAATTGTTGATTTGCCAATAAATAATGATAACTTAAACATGATAGATCTATTTGCTGGTACTGGTGCATTTACATTAGTATTTCAAGAAACAAATAATGTTAATGTAGTATTTGCAAATGATATGATAGAACATTCTAAAAAAATTTATGATGAAAATTTTAATCATGAATTAACTTTAAAAGATTTAAATGATATAAATAATGAAGATATACCTCAACATGATATTTTAACAGGTGGATTTCCATGTCAACCATTTAGTATCGCAGGTCTTCAAGAAGGATTTAAAGATGAACGTTCAAATGTTTTCTGGAAAATTTTATCTATTATTGATTATCATAAACCTAAATGTATTATATTAGAAAATGTTAAAAATATTTTATCACATGATGATAAAAAAACATTTGAGATTATAAAAAATAATCTTGAAAATAAGGGATATTATATATGTTATAAAATTTTGAATACTGCTAAAATTACAGGAATTCCTCATCATAGAGAAAGAATTTATATAGTTTGTATAAAATCAAAAAGTATTTTTGATAAATTTAATTTAAATTTTCCTGAAATTGAAAAATTAAAAATAACTAGTTTTCTTGAAACTGATGTACCTTCTAAATATTATTATACAGATAAATCAAGTACATGGGAACTTCTAAAAAATAATGTAATAAAAAAAGATACTATTTATCAATATAGAAGAGTATATGTAAGAGAAAATAAAAGCAGTGAATGTCCTACTCTAACAGCTAATATGGGAAGCGGAGGACATAATGTACCTATTATACTTGATGATATTGGTATTCGCAAATTAACACCAAGAGAATGTTTTAATTTACAAGGTTTCCCAAGTTCTTATAAATTACCATTATTATCTGATTCAAGTTTATATAAATTAGCAGGAAATGCAGTTTCTGTACCTGTTGTAAAATTAATAGCAAATAGACTTATTCCTTTATTGCAACAGGAATAAATATTTCTTCAAATGTTCCTTCATATATTTTACTACAATTTGCTGATATTTGAGTATATAAAGAATCCCATCCAATACGTGGACGACGTCCTTGGTTTGTTTGATCTTCAAAAGTTTGACTTTTACTAATTTTTATATTTTTCCATTCATCGGAAGTTCTTTTTAATGAAATTTTATATAATATAAAAGTATCATTTAATAACCATTTTCTTGCATCTAGAAAATAAATACAATCCCAATTAGATGTTGGTGTAAATGATAAAGGACCATCGCTTGTAAAACATTTACATTCTTGTATTCCTTCTTTTTCAGATAATAAATCACCTTTTTTACAATTCCAAGTACATGTTTTATCATTTAATTTATTTTGAATTATTTCTTTTATAATATTTTCACTAATATCTTCTGGAATAGCTGGCAGTCTTACTTTTACTCCTAGTTTTATTGTAGTTAAAATTCTTCCTTTTACATATGTTTTATGTAAATTATATTGTTCTTTTAATAATTCGGTTGTATATTCAGATATATTTGGCATTTTTTATTACTACAAAACAAGAATAAATGTAAATCATTTTTTAAAAAATGAATTAATTATATTTAATAATATATTAAGTATATGTCAAGTTTAATACATAATAGAATCTTGTATATAAATAATTTTAATATATTATTGTTTAATTATAAACAATTAATTAAAATATTTGATGACATTGAAGATTTAATCATAAATACTTATATTAATGGTAATATAAGTGATTATCAAAAAAATAATTATATGGCAATATTAATTGATATTAAATTTAGACAATGTAAAAGACACATCGAATATTTTAAATCATTTAAAATTAAAAAACGCCAATCAAGATAAAGTACAAAAACAATTATTTCTATTTTTGCACTTATATGGACTCTACGATATTTAGAAGCAGAGATGAATGATGTCGTGTGGAATACTGTATGCGAACTTGTTGCTAGTGAGTAGTGCGACTGTTTTGATGGTGAAATCTATCTTTTCTGTCTCTACTTCAATGATATCCAATTCCTCATCAATTTCAGCAATCTCACATGAAATGTGATAATCAATCAATTGATAAGGACAATGTGGATAATAATCATTGTTATAAAGAACCAGGAAGAACTTTTCTATCTTTTTTCGAGAAGATTTGCTTAAAATCCATTCTCGCGGATCTGATGAAAAACCAGCAGTATTTGGAAAATAGTTCGTGATTCTACTCAGTTTCCAAATAACCTTTGATGAAATACACCAGTTGCATAGAACTTGTTCTCCCCATGCACCTTGTTCGAAATATGCGAGATCATGAATATCCTTCGTGAGACACAGCGAAAGCAGATAGTAGCCACTTAACAAATAATCTTCGAATAGCATATCCATCGTTATTACAACTCGAACAACATCCATGAAATTAATATAGATGAGATTATTCCTTTTTGCAAAGATGATGTAAAGCAAATTGCGGTTGTGATGAAAATAAGCACACGAAAACTCCATATCTGAAAGCGGTGATCTTAACTCTAAGTTAGATGATTGATTTATTTTACTTTAAATTCATTTTTTTAAAAAAATTTATTATTTTTATACAAATTTAATTGTAATTATTACATTGAATAATTTGATTTCCACTTTGATGAAACTTATTTAGTACTAAACAATCAATGGCTGATTCTTTCATTAATTGATATAATATTAATATTTTCTGCATTTTAGCAATTGATTGTTGATATATAAAACGATCAATATTGTCAATATTTGATGTATCTAATTTAGGTTTTTTAGTCTTTTTTGATTTTTCTTTTTCAAGTTTTAATAATTGTTTCACTTCTTTATTAACATCATCTGCTTTTTCTTTTAATTTTTCAATATTGCCAGTTAATTGTTCGTTTTCAAGAGTTATTTTTTCAACTTCGTCTGGTTCTTTTTTTGCAATTTTCTTAATTTTTGCTTTATTATTTTTAATAACTTCTTTAAGTTCTTTTATTTCAGCTTTATAATCATGTTTTTGCAATTCTTCGATTTTAGCTTTAATATCATCTAAATTATCACTATTATCTTCGTCTGTATTTACAATTATTGGTAAATCACTTGCATATCTATGTATATTTACATCCCATTCATCTTTTTCTAAATCAGCATGAGAACAATATCTTGCTGCTCTACCAATTGTTTGTTTATCACTAGCCCATGTTATTAATGGTTCAAAAATATGAATATGTCTAACTGCTTTTAAATCTAAACCTTCGTTAAAAGTTTGGGATGCTAAAAATAAATTAACATATTCACCATGATTATTAATAGATGAATTAAAAATTTTAATCATATCAGCCAATTCTTGACCTTTATTTGCACCTAATTGAGTTGTTACTGCTAAAATATAACGAGGTTTCTTAGTAGCATTAGAAGGATCTTTATATAATTTTATTGCTTCTGATTGAGTTAATCGTTCATAACCTAATTTTTCTAATTCTTTTGCTATTGCTAATATTCCATGACCTCCATATCCACGATTTTCATAAAATGCTGAATAAATATATTGTTTCTGTAAAGGATATTTATTAATATTTTCTAATAAAGCAGGTAATTTAGAACTAAATTCATTTAATGAAACATCTTTTTCATAATTATACAACATATTTGAATATCTTCTCGCACTAGCCCAATATTTATTTAATGTATTTGCTTTTGCTAATGCTTCATAATTTTTAGCACCATCCTTAACTTCTTTATAAGATGTAATATATTTTTCAAATTGTTTTAATGACATTTCAAAAAAATGTGGATCATTATTCTTAACAATAGGAAATTTAGTATTATCACTTGACATATCAAAAAATGATATTAATCCGCGTATTTTATTTTTAAATAATTCAGGATCATTTATATCATCAAAACTAATTTCAGGAATATTATTATTTTTAACAATATTTAATAATTTAATTATTTCATTTGGATTATCACCTAATGTAGCTGTTAAAATAAAAACATTTAAATTTGGATTTTTCTTTGATAGTAATAATTTCTCTAACATAGCATATTGTTTTTTCTGTGTTAATAAAGGTCTAAATAAATTATGAACTTCATCAATAATTAATACACAATCATCTAAATCTATTACTTTTTTTTCAATACGATTAGCTAGTTTAGCAAATGATAAAAATTCAACATCACGATTTCTAAAATCTTTTTCTATTTCTTGTAAATTTTTATTGCTAAATCTTTTAAATAAATTTAATCCACATTCATGAAATTTAAATGGCGGATTGCTAACAAGTGCATCAACTGAACTACAATATATAATGTGTTTTTTGGAATTCCAAAAACCATCCATTATAGCAGTAGCAGTACATGTTTTACCACTACCGGTTGAATGCCATAATAACATTCCTTTTTTATTTAATTTCTTAGAACTGATTAATTTACAAATATTATTAACTGTTTCTTGTGGAACTGTTGGAAATTTTTGTTTAATTACAGGTTCATCAATAATACTTTTTGAACTTATAGATACACTTTTAAGATCCAAATCTTTAAAAATACTTGGAAAATATAATTTAAATATATCATCTAATGCTTTTTTATCAGTATTTACATATGTATTATAATATTTTAAAAATTCAGGAAATTTTACATCATCTTTTATAAATTTTTTAAAAATATATTCATTATTATTTGGATTTAAAGTTTTTAAAACTTCTTGTATATGTAATATTTTCAATTCTTCATCTGTATATTCTCTATCAAATTCTATTATTTCATCATCATCATTCATTATATTATCATCTTGTGCTATACATCTATTACCTTCGCCTATTAGTTGTAATGTTTCAGGAGGAACAGGATTATTATTAAAATATTCAAATAAAGATTTCTCTAAATTATTTATATCAAAAGTAAATTCTTTTTTAACTTCTTTTTCAGCATTTTCTTTAATATGTATTTTAGTTTTTAAAACACAATCTCTTGCAAATTCACCTGTTTGTTTAAATTTACATTTGTCATTTTGTTCGCACAAATCTTTTGCTTCTTTTAAATCAGCTGTTTTATTTACATTATCTATATAATCTTGTTTTCTTAATAAATGTTTATTTTTTAATAAAACACCACATTTGTTATCATTACCCTCTACCCAACAATTTCCTAAATCATAACCATTGTTTCTATTAAATATTCTGCTATTCCAAAAACCATTTACAGAATTACATTTATCTTCTGTAAAAACATTTTTATAATATCTCTTATATTTATCAGTTTTTTGAACTGGATTTGGTATTAATAAACGACAATTTTTAGTTTTATCGAATGGATATTTTTCTTTAAATTCTTCAACATCTTTTAAATCATAAGGATTAATATCATGTCTATCATATTCATAAATTTTTTCATCTAAATCAATATTATTACATATTTCATTTCTATCATCAATTTCTTTTCTAATTTTTTTATACCAACTATTTTCACTCATAATGTAAATTCTATTTTTAACAAATAAATAAAAAATTAAATTAAAATAAAGATCACTAACATAATAATATAAATACTAACTGCGACTGTTGGCATTTGCGAATAATGAATATTATTACTTAAATCAAATATAGTATCTGCAAATTCATCTACGCCAACTTCAATTACGGTATGTTTATTTTTATAAAACCACTTACATATTTTACGTTTATAATGAAATGGACTTTTTTTTATAATATTAGGTTTTATATTTGATGTTTTTGTAAATAAATATAAAGCAAGTGATGCAGTTGTTGGTTCTAACATTCTCAATGCTATAAACATAATTTTTATTATACTTATTACAAAATCATTTTTTTATTATTATATATAAATAGAAATAGATATATAATGTACCAAATCATCATTCCATTAATTCAAAAAAACTAATAGAATGGTTAAAAAGATCTAATAGTTTTCCTCGAATTAAAACAGTATAATTTTATAAATTTATTTATATAGATTATATGTCTATTAATACAACAGGAATTATTAGATATTCTGATATTAAATCAAAAATGAATGGAACATTTACGAAGTTTGGTTTATCTGATATAAAAAAATTTAATCTAAATTTACCAAGATCTGGCTTGTTTCAATTAGGAAGTATAAAAGGTCAATCTTCTTATCCAAGTCTAAATGCTCCTTCATCATTAATGAATATGTGTTGTTCTATTAGAATTATAGTTCCTAGTTATACTGGTCCAGTTTTTAAAGCACGTAGACAATCTGATAATGCTTTACAAGATTTTTATACAGATAATTTACAATCTTATTTAACAACGAGTTTAAATAATGTTGGAACACCTTTTAGTATATGGAGTAGTAATAATATTTGTTATTTACATACTTGGTATAATCAAATTGGAGATGGAAATAATGCTAGTAATACTGATAATTTAACACAACCAATAATTACTAAATTAAATAATAAATATATAATTAAATTTGACAATATAATAAATGATTCGTTATTAAATTTAACAAATCAGATAGCAATGTCATCTGTATTTTCTCATTTTTATACTACAAGTACAAATTATGGTGCAATATTATCAGGTTGGGGACTACATGTTGCATTTGGAAGTAATTCAGGTATTAAATTAACAGGAGATGATAGTTATACTCAAGATACAATGTATGATTGGTGTTCAAAATATTTTGATAATGGAACAAATTCGATTGCATATAAAGATGGAGTATCATCGAGTTCATTATCATTAAATAAATGGAATATTATAACATTATATGGATATTGTAATGTAACAAATGATTATATAGATACAATAGGATATGATAATGTATCACTAGATGTTCCAGCTAATGGTGTTCCAGGTCATCCAGATCAAATTGCCATAACTTATGCGTCTTATCCTAGTGGTAAAATATTTAATTCGTCTGGCGGAACTAGTTTTGGAGGAAGTCGCGCGACTTCATTAAGAGGTTATATGACAGAAATTTTTACTTATAAACCTTCAATTCCTAAATTATTAGCAAGTGATGCAATAGCTTATTATAAAAATACACTGTTTAATTATAATATAAATGATATATCAAGTATTGTATCAATAGTTGAAAATGGAAGTGCTAAAACTTTTGGTACAACTGGAAATACTGTTTACTATTCATTTACAAATAGTACAATTAGTAATAATACCATAACATTTCAACAAGATTTAAATGTAATGATTTTAATGGTTGGTGGCGGTGGAGGCGGTACTTTATATTCCAATGGAGGCGGGCTTGGTTGTGGTGGTGGAGGAGGATTTATTTATTACAATGATAATTATTTATTTAAAAAAGGTACTTACAATGTTAATATAGGAACTGGTGGTGGAGTATGGATTTACGGTCAGGATGGGATGCCTTCAACAATTACTTCTAATAATAATACAATATTATCAGCATCAGGAGGAGGAGGAGGTGTATCATATCAAGTAAGTTATACGAGTAGAGTTATGATTGGTGGAAGTTCTGGATCTACAATAATTATGAATAATACATCAAATACTAATACATATAATGGTGGTAATGGTCAACAAAACGGTGGATACAGTGGAAACGCAGCAACTACTCCTGCTGGGGCAAGTGCTGTTAAATCTTCTGGAAATACTTATGTGGGTGCTGATGGATTTACAACGACTATAACAGGAACTGCAATAACAGTTGCTGGTGGTGGTAGTGGAGGACCTAATGTAGAATACGGTCAAGTTAGAACACCAGGATTGGGTGCTGATAATTTTGGAGGAGGAGGAAATGCGGCATATTTTACTTATTATTATGACCCATATCCATCAGAACCGGCAACAAATGGAAAAGATGGTGTTGTAATAATTGCAAGATATATTACACCTCCAAATATATTAAACAGCAGTATATATTCAATAATTGAAAATGGATTATCAAAAGATTTAATTACTAATGGATCTGTTAATTATTATAGATTTACAAATACTGCAAATACTAATAATAAAATAAATTTTATTACTACTACAACTGCAAAATTATTAATTGTTGGCGGTGGAGGAAGTAATTTATATACATCAAGTACTTCGCCAGGTGGAGGTGGTGGATTTATTTATTACAATAATGCTTTTGTATTTACTCCTGGTATTTATACTATAAAAGTTGGAGCTGCGAATAATACATCAACATTAACAACGCCAGATAATAGTGTGATAACAGTAGATCCAGGATTTCCAGCTGCTACTAATATAATAGGAGGTAATTCTGGAAAGACTATTATTACAAATGGTGTATCTGTAACTACAACATATAGTGGTGGTACAGGTGTATCAACGCCATCAATTAGAGGTGGCGGAGGCGCTGGAGCTGGTGGAAATGGTTTTGGTTCAACTACATTTTCAGGAGGAAGTGGTTATGTATCATCAATTACTGGGACGAGTACGGTATATTCAAAAGGTGGCGATACTACTGCACCAAGTAATGTAGGAATATATGGTAGTGGAGGTCAAGGCACTACAAATGGAGTACAAGGTTGTGTAATTATTGCTTTATCTTAAAAAAATAAATTAATATATTAAATGACGACACCATCTGGATTAATTAAATTTTCAGATATTAAATCTTTAATGCCTGGAACATTTACAAATTTTAACTCGTCAATGATGAGAAATTTTAATTTACAAGTTCCACAATCTGGTATAATTAAATTAAGTGATTTAAAATCAAAATATCCATTTCCAACTATAAATGCACCATCCACATCAATTAGTATATGTTATTCGACTAGAAAAATAATAGCTACTTATACAGGTCCTATATTTAAAGCAAGAAGAAGTAGTGATAATGTATTACAGGATTTTTATTCTGATAATAAACAATCATATTTAACTACAAATAATAATAATACTGGTACTACTTTTGATAGTTGGATAGGTGCAAATACTGCTTATATTTATACATGGTACGATCAATCAACTAATGCTAAAAATGCTACTAATACTACTAATAATACTACACAACCCAATATTATTAAACTAGTTAATAATTTTTATGCTGTTGAATTTAAAAATACAAATTCAACAGTACTAAATATTACTGCAACATCTGGTTATACTGTTTTTTGTCATTTTTATAATACTAATAGCAGTTATGGTGCTATTATAACAACGTCTACTTATTATGAAGTTCGTTTTGGTGGTGCAAGTGGTACAAATATAAATGGAGATAGCGGTGGTGATGATTGGTATTATAGTTCTTCTGGTACAAAATTAGCTTATAATAATGGTGCAAGTTCAACAACAATATTAATTAATGGTTGGAATGTATTATCTTTATCAGTATCAACATTATCACAACCAACTAATGGTTTTAATAGAATAGGAACTGATAGTTATTCTGCTACAAGAGCATTAAACGGATATATGATTGATATGTTTTTACATAATAGTGCTAAATCAGTATCTGATATGGTAGCATATTATAATAATGTATTATTTCAAGGGACACCAGTTGTTCTTAGTTTTCCTACTACTAATGCTCCTGCAACATCTATGAATTTATGTTGTTCTATTAGATTAATTATACAAACTTATACAGGACCTGTTTTTAAAGCAAGAAGAAGTAATGATAATGCATTACAGGATTTTTATTCTGATAATAAACAATCATATTTAACTACTAACAGTAATAATACTGGTACTAGTTTTGCTACATGGGTTGGTGCAAATAATGCTTATATATATACATGGTATAATCAAATAGGAAGTAATCATCCTGTTAATACTGTTAATACAACACAGCCAATGATTAAACAGATTAGTAATTATTATGTGGTATATTTTGATAATAATACAAGCGATTCATTATTAACTATTCCAACGGCTATAAAAATATCATCTATTTTTTGTCAAACTTATAATACTAGTTCAAATTTTGGTACAATAATGTCTGGTTTAGAGTATCATGTTGCATTTGGTGGTAATTCAGGTATTAAATTAACAGGTGATGACAGTTATGATATTAATGTTTTTGTTGATTGGAGTTCTTGTTATTTTGATACTGGTATAAATTCATTAAATTATAATAATAATTTATCATCAACGAAACTATATTTAAATAATTGGAATTTAATATCATTATATGCAGCAAATAATACAGATACTACTATACATTATAGCGATTTAGATACAATTGGATATGATAATATACAACAAGATATACCAGGTATTGGTGGATTTGGCACAAATTATGTTGCTTTACTTAGTGGTAAAATGTATGATGCTAATGCAGGTATAACATATTATGGAGATAGAACAACATCATTCAAAGGTTATATGACAGAAATAATTACATATAAAAGTGGAATTTCTAAAATATTGACAAGTGATGCGAATGGTTATAAAACAAATTCATTAATAATTAATTATCCTTCTATATTTAATTCACCATTATCAATTATGTGTTGTTATTCTGTAAGAAAATTTATATCTACATATTCTGGTCCAGTATTTAAATTACGTAGAAGTAGTGATAATGTATTACAAGATTTTTATACTGATAAAACACAATCATATTTAACTACTGGTAATAATAATACTGGTACTACTTTTGCTACATGGATAGGTGCAAATACTGCGTATATTTATACTTGGTACGATCAATCGATAAATGCAAAAGATGCTATAAATACTACAAACAATACTACACAGCCTATATTATTTAAACAAACTAATAATTATTATACTGTGAATTTTATAACTTCAAGTTTAACAAAACTTACTAATACATTAACTATATCACCATTATCAGTATTTTCTCATTTTTATAATACAAATACTAATCAAGCTGCAATTATATCGAATTCAACAGTTGATTTTAGTGTAAGATTTGGTAATGCATCTGGAACTAGAATAGATGGTGATAGTAATACAAATGATTGGTATTATTCAGGTAGTGTAACAAAATTAGCATATAACAATGGTGTAAGTTCAACATCAGTATTATTAAATGGTTGGAATGTATTATCAGAATCTATTACAAATTCTTTAAGACCATTAAGTCCATTTGATATAATAGGTAAAGATAATCTTGATAATACAAAAGGAATGAATGGATATATGACAGAAGTTATTATGTTTAGTACACCATCAATAGCAAATGATATGACAACATATTATAATAATAGGCTTTTTTAATTTATATAGATACCATTATATTATTATTTGTTGGTTCTATTTTGTAAATATAGATATAATCTTGAATAGCATTATAAATATCATATTGAGTAATATCTGTTATTTCATTTACATCTTTATAAGTAATATTAAAGATATGAAATGTATCACCTTTAATTATTTTTGATTCTTTTGTAATATTAACATAACTTAAAACTAGTCTTGTAGGATTTTTAGATATTGCAATATGAATTTCAGTCTGACACAATGAATTTAGTCCTTGGATAATATCATTTGGAGATATTTCATTTGAATATCCATAATAAACATTTTTTGGTTTATGATTTCCAATAATTGACATATTTTTTTTAACTTTTTTATATTCAAAATTTAATTGAATATTTGAAAAAATAAGAAATAAATCTTTTTTGCTATTCCATTTAAAGCAAAACATTTAAAGAAATTATTAAAAATCTTTAAATCATTTTTTTTGATAAAAATCATTTGCAATTTGCTTATAATTATCAATTTTATTTTTATCCATTTTTTCCAATAATTTAACTTGAAATGCTGTTCCATAAATTTTTTTTAATATATCTTTATTTGTATAAATAAAATTCCAATATAAAGCATCCCATATATCAAACCATTTTTTCTTTTTATAATCACTCATTTTCTTAACATAATTTGATGAAGATAAATATGGTTTTGTCATCATACTAATAGAAATTAATGAATATTGAGACATTCCATATACATTAGGAACCATAACCCATTCATAAGCATCAATAAAACATATCATAAACCAATCATAAATATCATCTGGATTTATTTGTGAAATTAGTGCAAAATTACCTATTATCATTAATCTTTCAATATGATGTAAATATGCATATTTTTCAACCTTTAAAATCATATCATCAATAATATCAATATTAGTTGAATGTGTATACCAAGAATCTGGTAATTTATTTTCATTAAATTTAAATAAATTTTCTTTTTTCATATCATTTCCATGAAAATGATAAATAAATCGAACATAACTTCTCCAACCAATTAATTGACGAATAAACGCTTCTACTGTTATTAATTTTTCTTTTGTTGGATTATTTTTATAATATTTGAGAACTTCTTTAATAATTACATCAGGTGTAATTAAACCAATATTCAACATTGGTGATAATACTGAATGTGAACCAAATATTACTTTTTTTGATATACCATCTTCATATTTACCAAATGTATCTAATTTTATTTGAATAAATTTTCTTAAATGATCCAATGTTTCATCATGTGTAATAGGGTAATAGAAATCTGAAATTAATCCGAAATTATTTTTAAAATGTTTTTCAATATATTTATTAGCTTCTTCTATATATTTATTATTATAAGTAATTATTTCAGGTTCTTTATAACTAGTATCAAAAGGATTACGATTTTCTTTATCATAACTCCATTCTCCACCTTCAGGTTGATTATTGGTTATTAATAAGTTTAGTTTTTTTCGTTGCCATCTATAAAAACTTTTATCATGATAATAATTTTTTTTATTAGTATTTTTATTTCTATATTCAGTTAGTTCTTCAATTGTTTCAATAAATGAAGGTGTATCATAAAAAATTAATTCTTTATTTTTTTTGAATGTATGAAGGAGACTAATAAGTGGTTTATCAATAGGATCAAATAAATGAATATTATTTTTAAAAAGTTCTTTGTAATTTATTTCATTATATTCTAAATATTTAACATTTTTATATTTTTTCTTTAATTTATCATAATAACATTTCATAGATGCGCGATGAAATATTAATTTTTGTTTATGAAATTTTTTTGAGGTAAAATAAAATGGTTCTTCTAATAAATAAATAGCATCCATTTTATCAAGATGTATATTAACATCGAATAATTGAGTTGGGTATATTATAAATATATTCATTTTAATATATAAATGAAAAAAATTAAATAAATATAATAGATGTCATTAGATTTTCGTGAAAATATTAATAATTTCATCATATATATAAAAAATATTAATAATGAAAATATTTATAATTTAATTAGCGAACATATAGATAATTTAATAAAATATAATACAAAAGAAAAAAATATATTAATCATAAATTATTATGCTGGAAGTATAAATGAAGCAATAAATAAACATTATAATTTATTTGGATTATTTAGTTTTACAGATGTTGATGATTTTTATAATAAATTAGCATTTGTATCAATATATGAAATGTTATGTCATGAAATTGGTAAAAATTTTAATGATGATATACATTCTAATGCTTCTACTGAGGAAAGTTTTGAAATATAAAAAATGATTATAAATTTATTATTCTATTTATAAATGCCTATTACAATAGATGAAGAAGAAATTTATAAATTAGTTAAATATAATTATTATAAATATGATTATAATTATAAGTTAAATCCTATATTACACCAACCGAAAAGATAAATGAGACAAGACTATTATAAAAAATATAATAATTTTGTTATTCATCTTTTATGTTGATGTAAATGATCGCATTAAAGCGACTAACTACAATTTGACGGTTCTGTTAAAACGGTTTGTAGTTTTTGTAAATCAACTCCTCTTTTATATCTTTCTGGTCGTACATTATATTCCATATAATAATTAAACACTTTTTGAATATTTTTACAACCATTTTTATCACGATTGATACAACCATTCCGTTTATTTTCCATTTTATATGTTAGGATAGAATGCATCTTTCGTTCTTTATTTTTCTTATTAGGTAAATATAAATTATTACATAATTCTTCTGTCTTGTAATTTAGACAAGAAGTTCTATATTCATCTATATCATAAACCTTAAAACGCTCTTGTAATTTTCTTTTTAATGATAGATTAGGTGTAGATATAAAATTTTTCATTTGCTTACCAATACTCCAATCACCAATTATAATAATACTATCTTTCGTATATGTTTTTTCAATTTTATTAAGCATATTATCTTCTGTTCGTTTTTTATTTATAAAAGCATACCATTTATATTGTCTAAACTTATTATTTTGATAAAGTTTATATAA